ACGATTTTAGCGGGCAGGAAATAATCGGAAACATTACGGCTTTCAAGAAAAATAACCGTGGACGTTTGCAGCAGCTTGATAACCAAGAAATTTATGACGCGCTTGAAAAAGTTGAAAAATTAGCATTAGGGAAAAAATAAAGAATGGCGTACTGCCTGGAACAGTACGCTACTTCTCCCGCCCGGTGGGGAGTTACCCTCGTTCTTCCCGCAGGGTTTAATTAAAAGAGAAAAGATTGTATGCCGATAGATTATAAAAAATATCCAACAGACTGGAAAGAACGCCGGGAACGGATTCTGAAACGTGCGAAAAATAAATGTGAGTTTTGCGGGACATTAAACGGTGATTTTGGTTATCGCGATAAAGACGGGAAGTTTTATTCATACAAAATAATTGCGGATGCCCTGGATAGAGGTGCGGTTAACGATTTATTCGAATAAAAATTTGGTGTAAAAATGATTGACAGAACACAGTTTATAGTTGAGCTAAGAAATTTTTCTTCCGCCGAAAGACCGGTAACAGCGCGGGCTTTGTTTAACAAGCACGGCAGACCCGGGGAAAAGGTTGAAGATTACCAGCGAACAATTGCGCGTTTTGCCCGTGAGATTCAAACAGAACAGTTTGAGTTATCATTTTTAAGCAAACCACAAAAATTAATCTTCTCTTGCAACGAGGGGTATTATGTAGCTAAAACCCGGCAAGAAGCTGAAAAGGGATTGCGGTATTATCAAGAAAAACTTTATGAAATGCTGAAGCAAAGAAGCAAGCTGAAAAAGGTAATTAATCTAACCTATCCTGAAGAAGCGCAAACAACAATGTTTCAATAAAATAATTTAAGGAAGAACCACAATGAAAGAATTTACTAAAAGTTTTTTGGTCCCGCTAACCGACGCGGAAAGAATTGAACTCGGCAACGAGCTTGCTGAAAAAAGAATGCTTATGGCTCAATTGGTAGAAAAGAAAAAATCCATTATGGAAGATTATAAAAAACAGATTGACGGACTGGACGCTGAAGTTCTTGCAAAAAGCAGAATGATTAAATCCGGCAAGGCTTCAAAAGAAATTAATTGTTATGTAGTTTTTGATGATCCCGCAAAAAACAAAAAATCATATTACCGTGCCGAAAGTGATGAACTATTCCCAAATGAATTAATTGAAATTGTTGATATGACTCCTGAAGAAATCGGCGATCCAAACCAGCTAAACGCTTTTGTGTCCGAAGAATCGGAAGATCAGCCGTTAAATTATTTCCTAAATATTTACGGTTTTGATCCAAACGTTATTGAGTATGAAGAAAAAGAAGTTTTTGTTGCAAGCAATCCTTCAGACTTGGAAGAACACGACATCCCGGAAGGGGAAATTGATAAAGTGCAGGGCTGTTTGTTGGTTAAAAGTTCTCACGAAGCAATTAAGGAAATATTCAGCAATTTTTCCTTTATGCACAAACTTATGACTGACTCAAAAGGTGTTTTTTGGTATGCTTTTCCTGCTCTCCCAAACAGCGAGACTGAAGGAAATTATTAATTCAAACAACAGGAATGTTTGTGTTAAAAAATGTTGAATGTCACAAGCTGATTTAGGAGGTAAGCGGTGTATAAAATTGATAAAAATATTCCAATCCCAGAAATAGAGAATAAAATAAAGGGGTTTAGGAAGCGAATTTATCCATTTAAGGAAATGGAAATAGGAGACAGCTTTTTTGTGCCAGGTAAAACCAACCTATCTTCGGTCGGTTCAAGTTTTTATAAATATATACAAAAAACGGGTAGAAAATATATTACAAGACGTCTCGTAGAAAAAAAATATTAGGCTGTAGGGTATGGAGAATTAAGTAAAAAATATTGGAGTGTGCAGAAACGCAAGCTTGCGCTGTGGATAACGGGGTTGCAAATAAGCAGCGGCTGTTAGGTATTAACATGTAACATAATTAAATAACACGCTACGTGGAGAAAGGTTTTATGTGTAAAGTAATTTGTTGGTTTTCGGGGGGCGTCACCTCAGCAGTCGCTGGTAAAAAAGCGTCTGAAATTTACGGGATTAATAATTGCCGTTTTATTATGATAGATACATTCAACGAGGACGAGGACACCTATAGATTCAAAAATGATTGTGAAAAATGGTATGGCAAGAAAATCGAAACAATCAGCGCAATACCAGAAAAATATAATAACATCGTTGAGGTTTGGGAAAAATATTTGAGCTTGAATGTTGCTCACGGGGCAATTTGTTCTTCGGAATTGAAAAGAGAAATTAGGAAAAGATGGCAGAAAGAAAATGAATACGATTATCAAGTGTTCGGGTTTGAGTTTACTAAGAAGGAATTTAATAGAGCGTTATCGTTGAGTATAAATTACCCGGAATCAAAGCCGATATTTCCTTTGCTTTTATTCGGTCTTGATAAAAAAAAATGTATAGAAATTTTACAAAATGCTGAAATAGAAATTCCAAGAACTTATAAACTGGGCTTCCATAATAACAATTGTTTTCAAACTGGATGCGTACAGGGTGGCATCGGGTATTGGCAAAAAATGAAAGAAGAATTTCCAAATAAATTTTTATACATGGCAGATATTGAACATGATCTAACTAACCGGAAAGGCAAGCCGGTCACGATGCTGAAAGATCAAAGCAAGGCAGCTAAAATTAGCGGAAAAATAAATGTGTTTTTGAAAAAGCATCCAGATTATCCAGAGCTAAAATCTCTTAACGATATGCCGAAATGTGAAGTTAAACCATTGTTTGAATGCAATGGCTTTTGCGGAATAAATGATTTGAATGACCAAAATAAAACGGAGTTAGAAATAAATTATGCCGAATAAAATCTTTTGTTTTTATGTTCTTCGCCAAATGTTAGTTGCTTTAAGCCGTCTGCTTGATTTGCTGGTTATAAAGCCGCCCATTATTTGGCAATATCCTAAAACAAAAAGATGCGGCTTTATAACGGGGTTGCAAATAACTTGCCGCCAATAGTAAACATGAAAATGAGGTTTAATTTTGACACAGACAACGAATAACACTGAAATAAAACGACCAGATGAAGCGGTCAATGTTGATTTGCTGGTTAGCCAGCCGACCCAGGAAAAGATAATACTTGATTTGTGTGGCGGAACTGGAAGCTGGAGCAAACCCTACTCAGATGCCGGGTATGACGTAAGAATAATCACTCTCCCGGAATATGATGTATTAACTTATTGCCCGCCGCATAATGTTTATGGAATTTTAGCAGCACCCCCTTGTGATCAATTCAGTATTGCAAGAGGTCATAAAAAGAAACGAGATATTAACGGAGCTTTAGAAATAGTAGACGCTTGTTTAAAAATAATTTGGCAATGCGAACCTAAATTTTGGGGTTTAGAAAATCCGGTTGGGATGCTGCGGAAATATTTAGGGAAGCCGCCGCTTACATTTGAGCCATTAGATTTTGGGGAAGATTATACAAAGAAAACTGATTTATGGGGTTATTACAAAACTCCTAAATTTAACCGGATTGAACAAAGCGAAGAATCTAAAATTTATCAAAAAATAAATCACATGCACAAACCACCGGCGGCGAAATTGTATCCGGGCACAACAAGAGCGGCTCGGCGGGCAATAACTCCTCAAGGGTTTGCGGAAGCATTTTACAAAGCTAATAAATAGAATGAGGACTGGCTAACGCAGTTGCGCATAAGCATTTTTTGAAAAGTTTTATAACGCCAAATGGAGGCTTAGCATGATTAGGAAAGTATTAAAAACTATATCGGTAACATATTGTGATGTCTGCGGAGAAATATGTTACAGTTATTCAACACACAGACTAACTGATGGTACAGAATATCATGCTTGCTCCAAATACCATGAAGGAATAAATAAAACATGTATGAATATTCTTTATGAAGGTCTGATCAATAAAAATTTTACGCCGCATGTTCCGTTGCTTAATGAAAATATGCTTGATGCGTATGTTACTTTGCGCCCCAGCGTTCAGAAATTTGCCGAAGAAATGGAGCGCAAACTAAAGTTAAATGACCACAAAGGCGGTTGGATGGGAATGTCTCAAGATGAAATAATACAAGATATTAGAGAAGAAAATATTGAGTTGAGTATGGCTATAGCAAACAATGATGTGAAAAATATTTTAGAAGAGTGCGCGGACATAGCTAATTACTTGATGATGCTTGCGGAAATATCGGCGTCAAAGTAACGGGGTTGCGCATAAGCAGCAGCCGTAATTGATAGATAAAAAATTGTTCTTTGATATTTTGAATTGACTTAACAAAACAAAAAAGCAGACAGTAAAAGGCTGTCTGCTTGATGCGCTTGTTATTTTGCTTTTTGCCGGGAGTGGTGTTTTAATTTTCCTTGTTGCAAAAGTTTATAGAGGATGAGTAGTTGATTAGATGGATTATATTCTCCCGCTTCTAACTTGCTGACATAGTTTTGAGATGATAGCCCAAACAAATCAGCAAGCTGGGCTTGTGTAAGCCCAGCATCGAGACGGATTTGCTTGAGTTGTTTAGTTGTCATTTTTAACCTCGACTAACTTGTAAACTCTCTTGATCTCTTTATCGGTTTGCAAATACTTACGGATAGTTATCGTATCGTTATTAACCTCTACAGCAACGTCTGTATCGTTTGCATCGCTGCGGTATCCGGCTAACCAATCAAACTCACTATCATAAGCCCAAGTATTTATGCGTTTAGAGTTGGCGCCATCGTGATAAGATTTATTTGCGACTGACATTAATAATCCATATTGTCTGCCGGTTAGCTCGTGGATTGCCATCTCCCATACTGAGGAGATATTATCCTCGATGTGTTTTATGGTTTGGTTGCCGTGATGTCCGTTGTAAAATTTAAGGGCAGCATTAAGCTTGCGGGTTGTGGGTAGTTGAGACTCTATAATATGTCCTCTACCGATAATTTTAGTTGCCATTGTTCTTACTCCTTTTTTTTTGGTGATTAAAAATTATGATCAAAATCATTAGCTATTTTATTTGCATCCGCAAGACTTGATCCGTTAAGCAATGCCTCTGCTGCTTTGTTTGCTTGATAACCAAAATTACTTGATGGGTCTCTGTTAATCCAATAAATATATTTTGCAGCCACCGGGTATTTGCTCTCAAGCTCTATAACTTTTTTCCCCGCTGCATCAACATCACCTTGATTACCACTGCCGATTGATGTCTGATATGCTCTCTCCATATAATTGCGGTTAACATCAATTTGCTCTGAGCGATAATCATAAGCGGCTAACAACTCTGAGTAACCAGGTATTGCAGCATTTAGTTTTGCAAGTTTGTTAGCGGATTTTATAGACTCAATCTCACGGATAAAATTATTAACAGTCTCATAGTATTGTGTATCAATAGTAACTGGCTTGTCTAATAACATTGTCGGATAAGCTTTGCCAAGTTGCTTAACCATTACTGATTTGCTCAGGCGGATATAATCAGTTGTTTGGGTAAGGTTTACGGCCGGGACGCTAACTGTATAATTTGAGCCATCAAAGTTAATTTCAACATCTTTTTCGGTTGGGGTTTTTACTGTTAAATTTTTCATTTTGAGCTCCTTTTTGTTTTGTTAAAGTCAATCATAATGTCTGATGTAAATATATAGTAACTATATGCCAATGTCAAGTAAAATCGTAAAAAAAATAAAAATAATTTTAGAGTGTGCAAAATGAGTGGGTTGAGAAATAAAAATACTGCTCGGTTTCATTCGGATAAAGAGCAGTCTGAAAGAGCGTCCCGAGCAAATATATTATTTATTTATCAGAACATTTCTGCTTTTAAAATTAAAGCAACCAATACCGACTTAATAGCTTTCGAGAATTTTAAGAATCAAATAGAAGCTTTTACAGATAAACAAAAAAGTTATATAGACTGCATGTATGAAAAAACAATGGGTGGACTTGGTTTACCAGCTTATAAAGGAATAAAATCAAAATATGGAGTAAGGCTATGATACTAACATTAAAAATTACTGGAATACCAAAACCAAAACAGTCTGCAAGGTTTAGAATCGCAAGCAACAGTAACGGCGCTCAGTTTATTCATAAATATCAGAAAAAAGAAGTTGTTGAAAATGAAAACAATATTAAGTTGGAGGTTCTTTCCCAACTTCCGGAAGGTTTCCAGCCTTTTAGGAGTCCTGTTAAAGTGAATAAACTACATTACATTTTTCCCCCAACAAAGGGGATGAGAAAGCGAGATATTGCCCGGATTGAAGCGCATGAGATCGTTTATAAAAGCACAAAACCGGACCTGACAGACAATCTTCAGAAGGGTTTGTTTGACGCGCTTGAGGGTGTCGTTTTTCTTAATGACAGCCAAATTTGCAGTATAAATAATCTTAAAAAATATTATGGTTTTACTCCGGGAATTATTTTGGAATTAGAAGAGATTTTAAATTAAAAAAACACTCACAAAATATTTTTTTTAATGCTCGGAATATAAGGTAAAATACTATGGCAAGGAAAAGAATGATTGACCCAAAAATATGGGAATCTGCTTACGACAAGGGATGGAAACCAGAAGAAATTACTGTGCTAATTGCCGCTATTTCTGCCGCAGATGACGAGGGAAGAGGACGAATTTCTCAGATAAAACGGAACGTTTCTGAGATGTTTTCAGATAGAAAATTAAAAAAAGTGATCGAAAACTTACAAGATTCTGTTCAAATTTATGATAAAATTTATTTTTTTCTTCCGAATTTCTCCGAATATCAGTCAATTAACCATCCAAAACCCTCTAAAATACCGCCACCAGATAAAAAGTCAAGTAATAGTAAAAATAATAACTTAGCTGAAAATGATAACGTAATGAGTCCCGGAACAAGTCCCGTACTAAGTCCCAAAAATGGCGCTGTAAGTGAAGTGAAGTTAAGTAAAGTTAATTTAAAAAGAAGTGAAGTGAAGGAAGAACTTTTTTCTTTTAATGAAATTTTTCTTGGAAAAATTAAAAACCTTTTTAAGGAACATACAAAATATTCTGATCCTAACTTACAAACTTTTGTTTATCCAATTTATAATTTTTTCGAAAAGATTCCAGAAAACATGAACGAAAAAGATATTGAAAAATGCTTAACAGAAGTTTTTAAAAAGCTTACAAAAAATATAGGGATTAACATGGATTTTCTTGTTGAAAATATTCAAAAAGAAATTACTGCTGAACATGAGAAAATTTCTTTAAAAATAAAAAATAGATTGAACGGCGGAAAAGAAATTCCCCGGACATCCGTCAAACAATCTGACGAAGAAATTTTTATAGAAAATAGAAGATGCACCATACTTGCAGAAATTGAAAGATGCAAAGATAAAATCCCTCCCTTGTCTTTATCCAAAATAAATGAATTTATGAAAAACAAAAAATTTACTCAAGCCGAACTTGAACTTCTGAACGCGATTGATCCCGGCAGCAAATGGAGTTGAAATATGCCAAGAATTACTTTTAAAGAATCGAAAAAATTAAGAGATATAGCACCAAAAGAATACTTTAAGGCTTTTTCTGATTTGTTAAAGAAAAAAGAATATAAAAAACAGTTGTTTGAAAAAAGAAAACTTCCTTCTGAAGCTAAAATATTTGAACTTATGTCAGAAAGAATGAGCATAAACCCTTTAACCGTCCGGAGAATAATTGTTGAGATTTCGTGCATAAATCGGATGAAATCTTGAATAAGTTACAAAAAATTTGACAAACCTTTTTTTATTTTGTATGGTTGCAATTAAATAAAGCGAATAGTTTAGCGGAGAGAATAGCGGTGTCATGCCAAAAGAAGAGACACAATTTAACAGCGAAACAGCAAAAGAAGCTCAAAAAAAGATGGCTGTTAAACGCAAGGGGATGACTTACTACACAACCCAAATTAAAGATAGGTTTGTTAAAAGCCGTGATGTTAAACAGATACCGTTAAATGTTGCAAAAAGATTAAATTTTCTAACAAACGAACTTGCAAAGGACGATTTGGAAGATGCTAAAAGAGAAAAACATCTTGAAGAAATTAAAGCTCTTTCAACTCTCCACAATAAATTTTTGGACAAAACGTTTGCTACTCAGTTTGAGTCTGATAATCGCAATCACGATACTTCATCCATCACAATCAACACCGTACAACCCGACCCACCAGAGCCAGAGCATGAATGATATTCAAGAAATTATATTTCAACCGCAACCCGGCGGGCAGCAGGAATTCCTTAAAAAAATTTATATTGATGAAGTTCTATTTGGCGGCGCAGCTGGTCCCGGGAAGTCTTGGGCGTTAGTGTTTGATGCTTTAGGAACGCAGTATCAATTTACTCCGCTTGGGAAACCAGCTTACGACTGTTCAGACTACAGAGCAGTGCTTTTCAGACGGCAAACAACACAATTTTCAAAACTTATAGACGAAGGGAATAAACTATACACCCGCTTAGGCGCTGATTACATTGCGCAAAGACGCGGTGATCCAGGGCCATCTTTTAATTTCAAGTCCGGTTTTGTTTCCGGCGTTGGTTATACCGGGCAAATTGGGGCAAGAATATTTATTTGCCACATGTCTGAAGAAAAGAACAAAGAAGATCATCAAGGAATTGAATACCAATATGCCGGTTTTGACGAGCTAACACAGTTTACAGTAACGCAATACACATACATCCTTTCGCGATTGAGAACAACGATTGAACATCTTAACGCACGGATGAGGGGGACAACCAACCCAACCGGAAGCGGGCTTGTTTGGGTGAAAAAAAGATTTATAAAAAACGGCGCGTTAGTTCTTGAACAAGGGAAAGTACATCATTTCAATCCCGATCCCGAAAACAGTATTGAGGATAACCCAACCGGCGTACTTGCAGAGAGACGCGGCGTTATGTCAAAGTCCAGAATGTTTATTCCCGGACTTTTGCTTGAAAATAAAGTTTTGATGAAAACAGATCCGACTTACCAGTACAACATCATGGCCATGGGAAAGAAGTATGAAAAAGCCTTGTTGCACGGTGATTGGGATGCTTTCGGCGGAGAGTTTTTTGATGATTATTCTACCGACATGAACGTTGAGCCTTTTGATATTCCGCAAGATTGGTTTTTACTTGGTTCAATTGATCCCGGCTGGAGTTCACCTTGCAGTTTTGGACTTCACGCTGTTTCGCAAGAAGGGAAGAAATACCGCTTGTTTACCTACTACGAAAAAAAATTAGCTCCCTACGAACACGCTAAAAACATAAAAAAGAAAATTAAAGAATTCCCGTACACACACGGGAGAATGCCGGATATAATCGTTTCTGGCACTGATGCTTTTGCGAAAAAAGAAAAATTTGCTATTCAAGCAAACGAAACAACTTTCTCAGACGTGTTTGAAAGTTACGGGCTTCACCTAACCCCCGCGAAAACTGACAGGGCGTTAGGTTGGATGACCATGAAAAGTTTAATGCGCCGGGGGAAATGGTTTTTGTTCAAAGATTATAACAATCAAGGAGTCGAAGAAATTGTTGCTGCCGAACATGATGAAAACGATCCCGAAGATATTAAGGGGCGCGGGAACAGTATTGAGGTTTCCGATCACTTCTTGGACGAGGAAAGATATTCTTGTATGAGCGCAATTGTACCAGCCTTGCAAGTTGAAAGCAGTTTGCCGGATTGGTATGAAAAGGAAATGGATGATGATACCGAGAACTATTCAAGCATGGGAGTTTAAATGATAGCTGTTGTTACTAAAAAGCAAATGAAGAAATTAAAAAATGATCCAAGTTTTGAAAGAATTAATAATGAGAACTTTCATAAGATAGCTAAATATTGTTTTGGCGATCAATTTGAAAGATTATTAAAAGCGAAGAAAACAATGGTTGAAAAAGGTAAAAATGTCAGCGTTCCAGCAAAATAGCGTTTTTGAAGATATTCCAACAATATCCCGAGTGTCAAACGCTGAGGTAAATCTTTCTTCAGACTTTGAGCAATTTTTTAAAGACCAAATGAGAAATTTTTATTTAGCTGCGGGATATATTTATTCTGATGCTGATCTTAAAAAATTGATTAAAGAAAAACGTCCAGCTTTTCAAGTGAATTTGTTTGCTCCGATTTTACTTGAGATTGTTGGCTCGTTTATAGGCAACCTTCCCGGTATTGATATTGTTGGGACAAATGATGACGATCAGGCAAAGGCTCACGTGCTCAAAGAGCTTAACGATTCTGTTATGTACGTGAATAATGATTGTGAGGCTGAGTTTAAGAAAGCTTTCCTAACTGCGATTATTGCCCGTCGTTCTTGGATTAAGCAAGAGTGGAGGTTTAACAATCGCGGAGTTGGCAACATAATCATTGAGTTTTATAATTCCTTTATCAAACATGACACATCTTCAACACGGTGGAGCGACACACAGTTTCTTTCCGACACTGCATGGCTTACTCCTGAGCAAATAATCAGAAACTATGCCCGTGGTAAAAGTGATTTGGAAGCAGAGATAAAAGAAAAATCGCTTACCATTTTCGGAGAAAGCGAAAAGAAGAACAAAGAAATTGCACGTTGGTATGAACTTCTAACCGGTTCCGCAATGAGCTATAAGGGCGACGAGAAAGGTTTTGACTCACAAGATTTTAAAAACGAATGGGATGCGCACGGTGTTTGGCACAGACGCGAAAGTAGAAGATTGAAAGTTGTTGATTTTTATGAGAAACGTTATGAGAAAACAAAAACTTTAATTGATCCGCAAACTTTTAAACCTTACGATGTGACCGATTTTAGTGATGAAGATTTAACTGCGATAGTGCAATCTTACCCAATACAGCCGCGTATAAAAGAAGATTACACAGAAAAAGTTTATCAAATATCTGTTGTGCCGGGGATAAATGTAAAACTGTTTGAAGGGTTACAAGAAATACAGAACGGAAATTTTAAGTTTACAAAAATAGATTGTTTCGACTTCCACCCGGATCAGCTTGAAACAAAATCAATTGTTGATAACATAAAAGACGGCGTGAGAAGTAGAACGTTGCTGAAGAATACTAATCTAACCTACATCATGCGAATGGCTCACGGCGGGTATTTGGCTGAAGAAGGGCTTGCAAAAGGACACACCGGATTAAAAGAACTTGATTCAAATAAAATTGGAGGCGTTACATACGTCCCAAATGGTTCTATTTCGGGCAATCGGATTAAAGAAAAAACCGTCCCGAATCCAAACATCGCTATAGAAAGATTTAACGAGCAAGATTGGGAAGAAATTCAAACTGTTTCCGGTTCAACAGCTAACAGCAGGGGCAAGCAAGAAAGTTCTTCTGAGAGTGGAAAGTTATTTCAGAAACGTGTTGAGCGCGGGGCTGTACTGCAGGAATGGGTAAACAGTAATTTTCAAAGCGCGTTGAAGATAATTACTCAAAACAATATTTACTTGATTCAAAACAACATGACTGAAGATAGAGTTGTGCGCTTACTTCGTGACGAAAATAAACCGGAATTTATGACAATAAATAAACGTGTACTTGGACAAGTTTTGAACGATGTGACTGTAGGTGATTTTGATGTCGAAATTTCTCATACAGCTTTTGGACGTGAAGCAAAAGAACTTGACCGGGAAAAAGAAGGAGAGGTAATTTCAGTATTGATGCAGCTTAACCCGGCTTATGTTCCGGCGGCAACCATTGTGAAAAATAGCGGAATAAAGAGTAAGGACGAGTATTTGGCACAAATTGAAATGGTTGACCAGCAAACAGAACAAGAAAAAACTATTGCTGAAGAAGATTTAAACCTTAGACGAGAAAGTACAATTTTACAAAACCAACAAAGCAGACTGAAAGCGCAAGAGCTTCAGAACGATGTCGGTTTTGATATGTTACTTAAAGACGCAATTGGATTTTAACATTTATCAACCAACTTAGGGGGGAAACCCAAAATGAAAAAAATAGCTGTACTTATAACACTTCTGTTGGTTTTATCTGTATCTGTACAAGGACAGGTAACACTAAACGTAAGTTCTTTCCGTGCCGATGCGAACGGGGTAGAATTCCCATTTCAAGGCGCCATTGATACTGTAGGCGGGACTTATGATTCGCTTGCCTCGGGTTTGTTTGACATAAGAGATTATGACGGCTGTGATAGCTTGGACTGGTCGTGTTTAGTAGTGTCTGATACCGGCAACGTGAAATTTACTTTACGTTTACTTGGGTCTGATTACAGCACTTCTATTGCAAGCGCGGTAGTATTAAAAACAATACTTTCAGCAAGCACAACCGAAACAGAACAGGGCGGATCGTTTTCACTTTCCGGGATAAGAAAAAAATATATGTGGCTGGATATTGAGCAAACAACCGGGACGGGCAAAAATGATGACGCGACTTTTAAGGTTAAGCTGAAGCTGCCGAAGCGGGATTTTTAAAAGCTTTTTTTAGCTTGTTTGGTAGTAATTAATTAAAGAGTACAAAAAATGGAACCTATATTAAAAGTTGATACAGTTGAGTTAACTGCTGAAAGAATTCACAAAGAATTTGAACAGTCAATCGCCCTAAAAAAGTATTTGGTTGAACAGCGGAATACTGGACTGAATAGAATGAACCCGAGCGGAATGACATTACTTGTACGGAAATATGGTAAAAAGATGTCTGAAGCTTTAGAAAATTACTATACAGAGGCTTTTGGTATAAAAATAATTTTAGAAAAATAAAACAAAGGATAAAACCAATGTTCAAAAGATTAAAAGCAATAGCCCCTTTCTTCTACTCACCGGAAGGAGCTAACGAATCGGGCAAAACCGATGAAAAAATAATTGACGGCGCGGATAAAACCGAAACCGTTGAAACAGACGTTGAGACAATTGAATCTCACGATTCCGCAACAGACAAAAATACCGAGCCGGACCCGGAATCACTTGAAGGTATGGAGATTGAATTAGAAAAAGCGAAAAGCAAATTATTCGATCCGGGCAAAACCGGGGAGAACAAAACTGATGATAGCAGCAAAGAAAAGCCCGAAGCTTCGGGACAAGCGGGTAAAACCGAAAAGGACAATTTGGGTAAAGCTAAATTTGTCAAAGTTGATGACGAGTTTATCAACAAAGCTTCTGAAGAAGATAAAGAATTTTTGCAATCTATAAAGGGCGAGTCTTTAAGCGAAAAAGCAATTAAGATTCATGTAAATGCTCAAAAGTATATTAAACAATTAAAAGAGGGAACGGCAACTCCCGAAACTCTTAAAGCGGCTTCAACACAAGTTAAGCCAATGTCGAATGATCAAATTACCGAAGCTAAAAACAATATGATTTACAATCAGATTGCAGCAAGGTTTTCTGATTTTCCAAAAGAAGGTTTAACCGATCCAGAAGCGCGTGACGATTACGAAAGAGTTTTGTTTAATGAATCGCCGAGCAAACACAGAGAATTTACTAAACTGTTTGAGGACAGCGCAACACGTGTCGACCAATGGGAAAAAGGCTATCGTGATTTATCTACAACTTGGGAAGATAGAGCTTCCGCGCAGATTACGGCGGGCGTTGATACTTTTACCGAGGAGTTGAAGAAACACGGACTTTCTCCAAAAGATTTGGGGATTGAGTTTACTGATCAGTGGATTTTGCAAAACTTAATTTATAAGAATGATGGGAAGCCTGACGAAAACGTTGTGCGTTTTCAACACAATATCCCAATAGTTCTTCCAAATGCAGTCGGCACAAAACTTATTCAAAACTTTCTTCCGCAAATTATTGAAGCAACAAAAACGCAAGCGCGGAAAGAAGCTCTTGAGGGGAAGGAAAAGCTGACTCCAAATCCAAGTATTAGTAATTCAAATCTTAGCGCGAAAGATAAAATCAGCAAAGATACTCTCCTTGTTGATGATAACAGTTCGCTTGCAGAAATAGAAGCTGCTATTGAACAAGAAAAAGTAAAATTATTCGGTCCGGACGGTAAAGAACTTAAATAAAATATTCTTAGGAGATCGAATAAAAATGAAGAACGTAAATAAATCACTATTGTTTGAACTGCTTACAATTGTGTTCGCTTGCTTCGCAATTTATTTTGTGAGTGACGCGTTTGCACAAATGACTGTTGGATCCGGGGGGATTCTAATAGCTACTGTTGTAGGCGGTCTTTACACACCCGACATGGTTCATTACAGAAAGTTAATATCTAAAAAAGTTAATAAAGAAATTTGGTATAAGGGGAAAATGTCCAAACTTCTTTCTGTTATTGATTATGACAAATTTGAAAAAACGGGCAGATATGCAGCCTTAAAAGATTCTCCAATGCCTAACGGCGGAATTATCAATTTGATACGCGATTTCAAATCTAAGAAAGGCGTTGAAATGGATATTCCAATGATTAGACCTTTGACCGGACACGGTAAAATTGGTTCGGCAAGATTGAAAGGAACTGGCGAAGCAAGAAAAATTTTCAATCAAAAGGTTGCAATTAATTTAAGACGCCACGCTGTCACTATCCAAGATAATGACATGTCTGTACAAAGCATTTTGGAAGATACTGAGCTTGCAACGATGTTGTTTGAAGATGGCGCGAACGATTTAAAAGATTGGTTCAGCCGTTTAATGCCTTTTGAATATATGTTCGGTTTGTTTAACGGTTATTCAGAAAACATTTACGATTCTGTAAATGGTTTGGGTACAAATTACGCAAGAAAATCACACCCGAACTTTTATGTACAGGGATCAGGTTTGGTTGCGACACCAGCGACAATGTCAACACCTTACACTTTTAACGCTGCTTATGAAACACAGTGTAAAACTGCTCTTGCGACATTAGCAGCAGAAACTTCCACGACAAAGTTCAAATATCAATCATTGCGTAACATGAAATATTTGGCTGTTCAGAAAAAAATTGCTCATGTTCTTTTCAACGGAATGGAAGTTCATTTTGTTTTCATAACAGAATCCCAAGCATGGCAGTTAAAGTCTGATCCTGAATGGATTAGTTTGTGGAAAGATGCAGCTGCCCGCGCGAAAGATAACCCGGCAATTAGCGGAATAATCGAAGGGTACATTGTTGATGGTTTGTACATCTGCGTTGACCCAACGATTCCTTCAGCTTATATAGACGGCGATGCTCAGTTTGTTGCCGCAGTTTCAACAACCGGCGCGACAACAGGCGTACAATACGGCGGAGTTGACAGCGATAACGTGCCGAGTTATATGGAAGATCCAAGAGACACCGGCCCAAGAAAACCGGCTATTCTTTTGGGTAAAGGCGCGATCCATGTTGGTGAAGGACGTGGTTTTGTTAAAACTGAAGAAGTTGACGATCACGATCAATGGATTGAACACGGCGGAAAAATGATTTACGGCGTCGCTAGAGCCGATATTATTGACGCTGATAACTATTTGGGTAACGGTGCCGGATTATTCTACGCTAACCAAAGTTCGTTATTGTACTGGACATATTCACCGGATTCAATAACAGTATAATTCTGTAAAATAAAATTCAATGGGGGAGTTTGAAACAAAACTCCCTCGCTTATAAAGATTACAAAGTTTAATTAAATAATGTAGGAGATAACAAATTGAGCGCAGGAAAAAAGTATAATTGTTCGGTGCCGGTGCAAGGAAGATCGTTTATGGACGAATACGATTTAACAGCCGCCGCCGCAGCCGCCCTTGAAAACGTTATGATTATCCCCGGAGCAAACGGGGCTGATGATAAAGTCTTGGGGTGGTATAATGGGAGTGCTGGTATTACAGAATCACTCTATGCAAATCTTCCAAAAGGTTCTGTCCTTTTTGATATACAGACAACAAACATCAAAATCAAAACGGGTGCAAGAGGTACTGACAGTTGGGAAGATGCCGCAGTTTCATAATAGTTCCATAATTATTTTTCACATGGGCGGAATTAAAACCTCCGTCCTAATTTTAACAACAAACCAAAGGATAAAACCTCATGAAACTTGTAAAACTTATAAAAGTTAACCCGAACAAGACCGAAGAAGAGATTGAAGTTAATCCGAAACATGTTGCGGACTTGCTTGAATTCAAACCGGTTTCGGGTATGACTTATAGACTCCCGGAAGGTGTGAATCTGGAAGATTATTTGAATGAAGTACAGGCGGGGAACGTAACCGGCGGGAATGGTATTCCAGTTAATGATCTGATAAAAAAATCTTTGTTTTTGGATAAGAATGAAGATGGAACTTTTAAAATGCCGGATGAAATATTTGCCGGGCATTATCTTGAAATGACGGGAAAGAAACCACATCACAGCGCGAAGAGAGAAAATCTTGTTGCTCAGTTGGTTGACGCTGAATTAGTTGTCGATGATTCAAAAAACGAAGATGATGAAACTGAAGAAATAGAGGAATAATAAACTTTGAGCCGTACATCAAACATATACAGCCGGGTAGTCCGCAATGTTCGAAAATATATTCCGGATTATACCGGCGCAAACAAGCTTGAGATTTATGAAGCGATGCAGAAAGCACAAAATGAAGTGATTGCTCTTTGCGGACTTGAACGCGAAATAACTCTCACAATGGTTTTAAACCAAGCTGATTATTCTCTTGTAAAAAGCAGTAAAAAAATAATCGGGGTTATATCTGAAATGATATTGCCTACAACCTGGGAAGCTTCACGGGACACAGACCACGGTGAACCGTTATCCGGGCAAGGGCTAACATTTATTCCAAATAAAAAATGGGGTGAATTGTTGGCTGCAAACGTTTCGGCGAGTAACCCGATTTATTATACAATCTTCGGCAATGAATTAAAACTTAACCCGGCTCCTTCAACTGCAGGAGAAGAAATTATTCTTTGGTGTACGCTTACCGGAAGTGATACCGAAATTGCGGCTGCTGTTGACCCGGAGATAGAGGATATGTTTGATTCCGCTATTGAGTACGGCGCAAGTAATGAGCTTGTTGACCACTTAACAGACAAATATGAAGTTTTGTTTAAACAAGAGATTCAAAACAAGGGTTACATTCCACACTTAAAACAAAACCGGGATAAGGTTGATCCGGTGGGAGATTGGTAATGAAAAAAGTTTTAGAAAGTGAAGTCGAAAAAATTATTGATACTTCTCTTATTCAATTCCAAACGATGGGATTAAAAACAACCGTTGTAACTTTAACGCTTCCAAATGGATTTGAAATCACCGAATCCGCCGCTTGCGTTAACCCGACTGATTATGATGTTCAAATTGGAAAAGAAATTTGTTTACGCAGGATAAAAGATAAAATTTGGGAATTGGAAGGTTATCGTAACCATTCTGAAAAGGAATAATTAAAAATGCCAACGCCGAAATTTGACAGAATAGCAAAAGAATTTATGAGCCGGATCGGGGATAATTTTGAGACGGAATTTATTATCGGCGCGGCAATGCCGGAAGGAGAGATATTATCGGCTGCGGATATTTCGGCTTATGTGAATAAGGCTTTGTTTATTCTTTTCAATTCCGAATGGGATAGGGTTGAAGGGGACAAACAAAGGTTTATAAACATCTTCCCGGAATTAGTTTTTCCTACACCTTCGGCAGTAAATTTAACAAGCGGGATTTATACAATAGCCGCAAACTATCTAGATTTTTTTGTTATTGTAAACGGTTTAACCGCCACAAACAAATTTATAAAAGTTTGGACTCCCGACAAATACGCTATGGTGAAGGGAAGTGTTTTTGATGAGTTGGTCCCAACGGCTGATGAACCTGTAGTTATACAAATTAATGAGAACAAATTAAATTTTTTCCCTACTACTTTAACAACGGCAACTTTGGTTTATATAAAACAACCTTTGAATCCTACTGATGGGAGTTTCTTAACACAAAACGGCACTTATGACAGTCCGTTTAATATTCAATGGAATTCAAAAATCGCTGAAATAGCTGAAAAGCTTTATAAGACTGATAGACAAATGGAGCAATAGAAATAAATGGCACTTTCAAAAATTTATACGCTGAAAAAAGTAAGAAGTATTTTGCAGAGATGGCTTAACGAATTGGATAAATCGAAACTTGATCCGACTATGGTTGACGATTTAATAAATCTTGCTACTATTGACACAGCCGAAATATTAAACGGCGCGAAGATTCCGGATTACGGCAAAACGGCAAATCTTTCAGACGCGGCTTCTTCACTTTCTACATCAATTGTAACAGGCGCTACTTATACAAACAGTACGCGCAAAGTTACGAAAACAACGCACGGTTTTACCTCAGCGAGTATTGGAAGAAGAATTGCCGCTTGGGTTTCAACTACCCGAATTGTTGTTGCTGAAATTGAATCAATTGTTGATGTAGATAATTTTATAACAACAAAAGCTCTTGGTGATGATGCTGCGGGGACTCTTAACTATGCCGTATTTTCTGCGCATTCCGGGCTTAATTTGGATTTATCAAGTCTCAAAATGGATAAGATAGAAAAACTTGTTGATTCTATAAATGGCGAAGTTCTGTTAACACCATCAAAACACTTTGATAATTTGGACGGATTTGATGAGAAACAAAGCAACATATTCTATTATCAGCATGGCGAAACAATATTTTTATATCAGGGAACTTCTGTTGCTTCAATAGGAACGCTTACGCTTCATTATTATGGCTATCCCGCGTTACCGGCGAGCGAAACAGATTATTTGGATATTAGAGACAAATATATTCCTTTGGTGATCGCAAAGGCGAAAAATTATTTATACGAGCATTTAGAAATGTCTGTGCCAAAAGAATTGTTATCGCAAATAGATCAAAAGACAGCTTCGATAAGAGGCTCCAATTTAGAGGAAAAGAAAGCAATTAAACAGGGTACTCATAACTAATGCGAAAATACCCGGTAGAAATATCAAATTTTAAGGGGATGCAGACTGGAATTGCTGACCCGGATATTAACGCGATGGATTATCTTCAGAATGTTGATACGTTTGAGGAGCCCGGAATTATTACGCTTCGTCCGCCGTATGAATTAAAATACGCGGCGCCTACTTTACCAACAAATTTTGAGTTGATGGGTTATTTAGGCTTTGCTCATTTTAATGATAAGCAAGCTGTTCTAACCGGGCAAGAAGTAACTTTGGCAGTTTGCGCAGGCGCGTTGACGGCGATTGATAACGGCGGGAGTCCGATTGTTTCCAATGAGTTGGAAATTTTACTTTATTACATAAGACCGTACTGGAATCCAACTACTCAAAAATGGGTTGATGAATGGCAGTGGCTGAATGATATTATTATCACAAAAGTAACTGTCGCGAGTGACGCTACTTATTCGAGTATGTTTAAAGTTTACGGGGGAAGTTCTCACGGTTTGGGGGATGATTCTGTTGATAAATGGACTTGCATAAATTTAACGCAGAATATTATTTCTCAAGTAATTACTTCAAAGGCTGATTCAGCGAATACAAGAATTAATCATACTCTTTATAGTTCTTCGTTTGTTGTTGATGATGTTATAATTTTTATGAAGAATTACATTCCGCTTACAGAACTTCAGGGAAGTTTCAATACGACTGATAAAGAAATTAATTTTCATAATATTCTGCATGATTTGAGAATAGGCTTTGGCGGTTACGAAAACCGTTTGGGTTTAGGAATTGGTTATAGAAAGAAATTTTTCAAGTGCAAAGAATTTGATTTTACAAACGTTCATTCTGATTTAACAGAAACAGCTTTAGAGAACTTTGCAACTATTGACGATGTAATTTTAAACCCATATTCATTTATACCACAAAACGCTTACGGGCTTGATCTTGTTGCTGTTGCCGGGACTTTGGTTGCGGGGACTAAGTATTTCCGTTTAACCGGGAAACTTGATGGATATGTTGACTGCCTACTTTATGAAGGAAGTTTGGAGGTTGACGGTACAAAAAATATTGAGATTTACCCTTATATAAAATTAGGGGCGCACAATAAAAGGATTACACATTTTTCTGTTTATTACGCTGAAGATGAAAATAGTAATTATTATAAAATAAAAGATTATGTATTAACTGCCGACACAATAACAAAAAGCGAATGGAAAGTAACTGAGAACGGATTTTTATATTTAGATGGTGTTGTCCCAGAATTACATAGTGAAAGTAATGCAGTTAGTATTAATGCTGATATAAATTCTGTAGGAAGCTGGAAAAGATATAGCAGTTTGGGGCAATCATTCGCTGAGTTTGCGACAACATTATCAATAAATACAGGGTCAGGTGCCCCTTCTACCTATTATTTTAATATTTCATCAACTTTAGGATGGAGTTACTCAGTTGATGTAAGGACAGGATATGAGTTTCCAGTTTCAGGGCTGAAAAAAAATACAAAATATAAATTAACTGTTTATTTGAAAACAACGAAAAGCGGCGGCAGTACGG